CTTGGTCATTGATATATGCTTTTCCTGTTTTTATATCAAATCTACCAGAAGCTGTTTTCTTTGTTGTTACTTCATCTTTATTTGTTTTTGGTAGTGGTGGTGTCTTACCTTCTACTTCCCCTTTCTTAGTGTCTACTACTTCTTCTTTATCTCCACCAGTTATCATCTTAGCAATATCACCCAATTTTGGCAATTTTCCAAATATTTCATCCATACTTGTCTTTAACCCAGTTAATCCCAATTTACCAATAACTCCATCTTCAGCCTGTTGTATTTGTGGGACAAAATCTCTAGCAAACATATATGCATCCAAACCCATTGATATTCCTGGACCTGCTGCATTACCAACTAAAGCAGATAAATCAAGCAAACCAGAAAGACCTTCAATCATTCCACCTACTGAATCTCCACTAGCTAATCTATCATAAGCAAATGCCATATTGACAACACCACCAAGAATAGGTATTGCTTTACCACCCAATTTTTTCATTAAACCTTCACTACCTGCTCCACCAAATTTTTGTAAAACTTTTGTTATTTTATCATATCCAGGAATCTTTTTTAAGACTCCCATGATTTTATCACCAATAGGTTGTATTTTTTTTATTATAGGTTCCAAAAGTTTTTTTACTGGTCCTAAAACTTTTTCCAAGAATGCTTGCTTAGCTTTCTCCCCTAGACCACTTAAATATGATCCTGCACTCTTTAATGCATTATCATATTTTCCTTTTAATTTTTTAGCAACATCTACAACCCGATCATAATTTTTTTGAGCACTCTTTTTTAAAGTATTATAACCATTACCCAAAGTTTCCATCAATTCATCACCCAATTGACTAAAATTGGGTAATGAATTTAATAAACCCTTACCAAGTTTTAATGCCCCTTTAACACCCGTTTTAGCTAATTTTAATCCTTTCCCACCTAAGTCTTTTACTCCTCCAAAAAATTTCGCAAAACCTTTTGGTTTCTTTACATCAGCAATTGCATCTGCATTAGTAAATTTCTTTCCTGTCTGAGGATTAATCTTTTTCTTTTTAAGTTTTACCTCATCAAGTTGTTTATTAGATAAATCATACTTCTTTTGATTTTCTATCTCAAGGTTTGTTTTCTTTCTTACTTTATTAGTCTTAGGATCAACTATCTCATCTGGTTTAACCTTTTTCTTTGTCTTAGGATCTACATCAAGATCATCACCCATTCTATTTTTATTCTGTCTTCTATTTTCATTGCCAAATGCAAGTGAAGCCAATGCAATGGATCCAATTAAATTAAAAACAGTATTTAAAGTTCCTGTAATACCATCAAATGCTTTTACTCCTGCATCACCAAATACTTTTTTTACAAACCCTCTAGTAGCCTCAACTGCTTTATAACCCCAATCAATAAAAGTAACTAATCCATTTAAAAGAAAACCACCAAATCCAATAATAAAATCCGCAGCCTTAGCTAAAAATTTAACGATTGGCATTAATTTAGGTAACCAATCAATTAATCTTACAGCAAGCCATCCAAAAAGAACCTTACCAAAAAAACTTTTTATTTTTTCCCAAAAACTTAAAACTTGTTTAGGAGGTGCTAATTTAAATTTTTGTGCTTTCTTTCCTTCTTTTGAATCATCTTCTAACTCTTTCTCATCTTCTTTTCTTTCTGATCTTTCCTGTGCTTTTCTTTTAACATCCTCTGCTTTCTTTTCTGCAGCAAGAGTTCCTTTTAGTATAGTGTCTATACTAACAAGTTTAGTTTTAATTACTAGTAAACTATTTCCCTTTGAACCAGTTTCTTCTGTCTTTTCTATCTTCTGAATAGCACCTCCACCAACAGAAGAAAATAATGATGTTGTTGGTCTTACTGCAAGTTCTCCCCCCTTTTCTCCACCACCTTCATCACCACCCATTATTTTTCTAGCAGATGCTCTTCTAGTATCAGTCTTTTTCTTCCTATTGAGCAATTTATCAGTAGCAACTTGTTTTGCCTTACCTTTAACTGCACCCATTGCTACCTTTCCCAGTGCTGCCCAACCCATTATACACTAATCCCCAATACATCTATTTTATCAGAAGATCTCATTGCTGTTGCAGAGAAAGATGGAATCTCTTTATTACCTGATGAACCTGTGCCACCAGCAGACTTCATGGAACCACCTTGATCCTGATAAGCAACTGTTGTTTTCTTTCTCCGTGATGGAGTTATATTCTTTACGGTTTTTTTAGGTTGAATATTTGCTGCATTTTTTCTTACCTGACCACCACCTTGGAACCCTAAAACTAAACCACCACCTCTATATCCACTACCCTTTTTAGCACTAGCAGATATGTCAGCACCTAAAGCACCCATTTCAGCCTGATCCTTGAGCTCCATTGCCATTCTTGCTACTGGATTTGAATCAAGATACGCTTGCTTCTGTTCTTCTGTTATTGTCTCTGTTGCTCCTTGAAAAATAATTTCAGAACCTCTTGATTTTGTCTTCCATGTGGTTTTCGTCATGGTATCAAAATTCATATCAGTATCTGAAGTTTCTTTTATTCCACCACCATAATATTCTTTACCCATTGGTTTTGTAAGTTCCACACCATCCGCATAAGATATTTTATCTAAAGGAGGTAATCCCAGATATTCTGTTCGTTCTTTATTAACCCAATGAAGAGTCTCTGCTTCAATTCTTGCTCTTTCTTCTGGGTCAGTTACGACACCACCTTCATTATATCTACCCATACGAGTTGGTCTATTAGTTCCACCAGCAGCAGCATTCATAGACTCCATTGCATTCACACCATACTTTTGAACTGCTCCTTTACTCATCACAAACTCACCAGGAGTTAGCATTGCAGGAACTGTGTCAGTATTACCACGTCCAGGAACTTGACCACCTTTATTCATTTTTTGAACTTCTTCAGTACCTCCAGTAGTTGTAGTTTGTTGTTCTGCGGATTCTCCAGGTTCTACCGATTTGTCCTCACCTCCTCTACTCATCATATATGCAGTGCCACCAACAGCAAGAAGAGCACCACCAATCATACCAGCTTTACCCATCTTCATCTTAGCTAAACCTGATAAAAGTTTGGGAATAATATTTTTAAGTAAATTTATTGCAAACTTACCAACCATGACTCCCAATTTAACAGCCATTTTACCAAAGGCATTACCAAATAACAAATATGCTGCTAATAAAGTTGGCCACCAATCTTTAAAGAATTTTATAATACTTTGTAGTTTATCCTGATTCTTAGGATCACCCATCCATTCTATTATCTTATAAAATATCCTTCCAAAAAATATTGTTGAAATAAACCCTAATATTCTACTCCATATACTTTGAAATGGTTTAATTACTGCCTCACCAGTTTTTTTAATTCCATCCCATACTTTGCCAGCACCCTCCAACATCTTTTCACGAACACCTCTTCTTTTCTTCTCTGCGTCCTCTTTCTGTTCCTTTGCACCCTCTAATTGTAATTGATATTGACTATTCAATGTTTCCTCTATAGAAATAACACTTGAAAGAATATCCTTTACAGGACCACTTGCTCCTTCTTCTTGATTTTCATCAGTAGGGAGAAGTTTGTTTGGATCTACTGCTGCTCCATCATTACCCTTTCTAAAACGAAACTTCCTTTCTTCAGGACTTAGATATCCCCCTTTCTCATCTTGACCCATCACTCTTGATTTGAATCCATCATCAAATGGAGTTCCTTTCTTAAATTTATCAGCATCTATCTTTCTTCTTTTAATCCTTATCCTTGGTTTCTTTTTCTTTGGTTTAGTTGCAACTGCTGGTTCTTTTAGTGATTCTTTACCACCTACCTCTTCCTCTGCATCATCTCCACGTATATCATCCAAAACATCATCTAAACCTTCAGGTATCTCCTCACCAACTTCTTCTGCTAATTCCTCTACTGCTTCTGCTACTTCCTCTACTGCTTCTGCTACTTCTTCTTTTCTTTCTGCTTGTTGTTCACCTATCTTTATTGCTACATCTGCTAAATTACTAATTCTAGTCTCATTATCAGTAACTCTTTTCTCAAGACCAAGAACGCGCGTTAAAGTTTTCCTCTGCATTGCAAAGGACTTGCTTAATGTCTTATGTAATTGAGCAAGTTGAACAGGTATATCTTTTCCAAGACTTTCAACTTTACCCGCTAGTTGATAGTGAGGATCATGCTTTGCCCTCAGAGCATCTATCATACTAGGTTTTTTACTAGCCATTCTGTTGTTGCTGCTTTAACTTTTCTTCCTCAAGATGTTGTTGAAGTAGAGCCACATAGATGTCTCGTTCCCAAGGCATCATATTTTCAATCTCTGTCAAGCTATATTTATGATACTGCATCAAGGCAAAATTTAGTTTGAAGTAATCCTCCAAACTCATATGCAGTAGGGCTACACGAAAAAAGACGCTAAACCCTCCAATACCACATCACTCTCCACTTTTGTTTTAGGATTAGTAACCTTAATAGTGTGAGATAATTTAGGCATAGATTCAAAAAATGCTTCAATCTCTTTAAATTGTTGGGAATTCATTGACTCAAGGAATTCTTTAACTTCCTTTTTAGTGCAATCAGCAGTTGCCCAAACTTCATCTTCAGTATAAACTTTATCAATACATGATGCAATTAATTCAAATGATTGATCCATTGCATTCTTATCATTAAAATCAAAATTATTCTTAATAAATTGATCAAGAGATGGATACTTTAACTCCATCATAATACTATCATCTATTTTAATTTTGTTTGAATGATTTTCATCCTTCTGAACTTCAATTTCATCTAAACTAATTGTCACAGGAACCGTAGTTTCTCCATCATCAGGACAAATCACATTAACTTCAAGTTCTTCTCCAACAGATTTACCACGAATATTTAAAAATAGATATTCTATGTCAAAAGTGGGAAGAGATTCAACCTTCACACCCTTAGTAATAATGCAACTTTTAAGAACTGCTTTAATTGCAGTTGTGATCTGTTTATTATCTTCACTCTCAAGAGCAATTACAAGAACCTTTTCTTCTTTAACTAGAAATGGTCTATATTGAATCGATTGTCCTGTCGAGGGTAACTCCAACTCATATGTTGGGGTAGCAATTTTTGGTAAAGGCATAATGTCTTATAACAAGTCATATATTTATATATAAGGGTTTTTATAAAAATGTTCTGACGGCTGCTCCAGCAAAATCTCCCAACCTATCATTACCTGTTATTCTATCTACTGCAGCATCAACTAAATTACCTGCAATATTACTTAAAAATCCACCATTAAACTGTGCTTGCTGAGTTGGAGATGGAGGTAATGTATACACCTTATCCAGATTTTGAATGACATATCTAACATAAGTCATTGAAACTGAACACTTCAACAATGAAGACCCATCATAAGAAACAGGCATTGAAGTTATTGAAAGAGGATATGATCTAATAAATTCGTAAGTTAAAGGATTTTGATGATCTTTCTCAAACTTTGTAATTTTCAATCCTTGACCAGCAATATAATCATTAGGATATTTCATTCTATAATGATAATCTGGATTCTCTAATTTATTCTCACCTTCTGTTGCTGCTCCAGTAATAAAATCTATCCATTGTTCAAAAAATTTAATTGGTTGATATAATCCTGCGTCAACATAAAAAGTAAAATCAATTCTTTCATCAAATATTCTACGATGCACAAATCTTTCTGTTACACCAGTGCGATCATTATTAGTTTCAAATGTAGCCAAACTAGATCCAGGCAATGATGCCTCTGAGCACATCAAATTAATTTTATCTTGTTTACCAACACCTTCCCATTTAGAAAGAGCACCAATAATAGGTATCTCCACTTCAAAATGAGAAGTTGTTGCTGGTCTTAATAAATTTGCTTTGATGTCTGAGACTCTTACTACTCGTGGCATTTTATAAATACTTTTTGACCTTATATATTATGTATATGAGTAATGGGTGAAAGTATTAAGAGTTTATTTAAACCTACGAAACCAAGAAAATATAAAGGTGACGTAAGTAATATCATTTGCCGTAGTTCTTGGGAAAGACGGTTTTGTAATTATTGCGACTTAAATGAAAATATTACAGAGTGGGGAAGTGAAGAATTTTGGATACCTTACCGTGCTCCTGATGGTAGAGTCCGTAGATACTTCCCAGATTTCATTATCAAAGTTAAAGAGAATACAGGAAAATTAAAAACTTATGTTATAGAAGTAAAACCTCTTAAACAGACCAAAGAACCTAAAAAAAGAAAAAGAGTGACTAAATCCTATCTCTACGAATGTCAGACATATGCTGTAAACCAAGCAAAATGGAAAGCAGCAGATGAGTGGTGTAAAGACCGAAAAATTGAATTTAAGATTATAACCGAAAAAGAATTAGGTATAAGATAATGACAGATTCATTCGGATTTAATGGTGAAGAGAGATATGCAAATCGGATAGAACCGATAAAAGAAGAATTAGCATCAGCAGTTAATGATCCTGAAGAAATGATGATGATTATTATGGAAGCACTAAATGATACTGTAACTCCTATACCTGAAGTAGGACAATACTATACCTTTATATACAATGCAAAAACTCCTGAAATTACATATGACCAACATCCACTAATTGCTTGCACTGATTTACAAGCATGGGGATTTAAAGGACTTAACTTTCATTGGAGGCAATCTCGTAATTATACATGGGAAGAACTAGCAGGACAACTGTATATTGTAGAATATAATGAACTAGATGACCTTCTCAATTTTCCTTATGGAAAATTCATCCTAAATAAATAAAAACCATGTTATAATGGCAGTTACAAGTAAAATAAGTCCTACTCAGGTAGGAACTGGTAAAGATAAAAAAAATTTATATACAGCTACTAAAGTAACTGGTCCTGATGGAAATCCGCCAGTATATAAAACAGAAATTATAAAATATGATAATGCAAAAGGTGAAAATCCTAGAACAATTGGAGAAAGGTCAAGTGATGAACCAGGTAAAATTACATGGAATGATAACGCTTCAGATACAGATAAAAAAAATGTAAAAAAATTAGGTAAAACTTCAGCAAATCAAGTTAAATCTATTAAAAACGAAGTTGCAACAACTGCACAGGAAAAAGACCAATTAAATAAAGCATCAGGTAATATTAATCAACAAGAAGAAGGTGGATTAACTGAGGATCAGAAATCTGCAAAAGAATTATCCGATGCTACTAAAGATATAGAATCTATTAAAGGAACTAGAGAGGATGGTTTTGGTTTTTATATATTTCCAACAACTTTAAGAGCAGATGAAGATGGGCAAGACTTTTTAAAGTTTGATATGATGAAATATGAACCAAGAAATCTTTCAATGGAAGGGAAAGGAACATCAAGAGCAAATCTAGGATTTGAAGATAGAAATAAAGATAGAAAATCTATTGGAACTGTTATACTTCCAATTCCTGGTGGTATTCAAGATCAACAAAACGTTTCATGGTCATCAGATAATATGGATGCTGCTGCCATAGCACTCTCAGATTTTGCATTAGCAGCTATTACAGGAGGAGGTGATGCTGCAGTAGATTCAGGTAAGAAGACTGTAGATGAAATTACCAAAAATAGTAAAGAAGTCAAAAAAGCATTAGCAACATCAATAGCAGGATCAGCTGCTGGTGCTGGAAATCTACTTACTAGAACAACGGGTGCTATTATGAACCCAAATATGGAATTACTTTTTAATTCTCCAAGTTTAAGAAGTTTTAACTTTAGTTTTACACTAGCACCTAGAGATAAAAATGAAGCAATGACAGTAATTAAAATTATTCGATTTTTTAAACAAGGAATGGCTCCAATAAGAAGTAAATCTAGATTATTCCTTAGATCTCCTCATACTTTCCGTCTTGCATACAAACATAGAGTAGGAACTAAAGATAAAGGAAAAAATCATCCTTTCCTAAACAAATTTAAAGAATGTGCTTTAAATGGATTTGGAGTTAATTATACACCAAATGGAAATTATTCAACATATGAAGATGGTGTAATGACTTCTTATCAAATGACAATGGGTTTCCAAGAACTTACACCAATATACAATGATGATTATGGTAATGATCCTTTCCCAAACGAAATAGGTTTCTAAAATGTCCAATTATTTCAATCTTTTACCCGATTTTGATTATGTTAGCAGACTTCCTGATGCTAAAATATCTGATTATGCACGAGTTAAAAATCTATTTAAAAGAGTTACTTTAAGAGAAGATATTTACTCCAATTTGATGTATTTTACAAAATATAATATTGAAGGAGATGATAGACCTGATAATGTTGCTCATCGAATATACTCAGATTCTACTTTAGACTGGTTAATTCTTCTTGCAAACAATATTACTCATATTCCAACAGAATGGCCATTGTCACAAAATGACTTTGATAGGTTTTTATTGGATAAGTATGGTACTTATGAAGATCTCTATAATGGAGTTCATCACCATGAAACAGTAGAAGTCAAA